TATTCTTCCTTTAATTCGTCCCATTATTATAACTCAACATAGTGCTATATTTACCTAAAGTATTTTTAAATCTGTTGTCTGTTTTCATATTATTCAAAAAATACTTTCTTGTTCCCTCACTTAATCTTTTTCTATGTTCTAAAGTATGTTTCTTACCTTTTCTATTATTAATCTTACTAAAAAACCCAAGCGGTTTTTCTTTTGCTAACCTTCTATTTCTATCTATAATAGATTGTTTACCGTTTTTCTTTAAATCTCTTTCATAATAACTACCACTATCTGCTATATTTTCTTTATGAGTTGCCCAATATAAATGTTTAGGGTTAGCACATTTAGCATTGTTGCAAGCGTGTGCTAATACTACCTTTACACCATCTTTATTTCTTAATGGTATATTTGTATCTAATACGTGTGCTAATAATCCTTTTAAATAAAAACTATAACCTGATTGTTTATATTGTGTTTCAAAAATTCTTTCAATACATTTATCTTTTAAATCTAAATGAGATTGTCTAACCGTTTTAGGCTGACTCATATATTCTTCTGTAATGTGTATCATACTTTAAAATCAGAAAACTTATCGTAAGCAGTTTTCTCTTCTTTCGTTTCCTTTTGATTAGAGTCAACTATGTTTTGTGCTTGTTGCCCTACATCATACAATCTCATTTTTGACCTATCAACACCTATAATAAATGACCGATTGACTGCTAGGTCATTATATCTATTCTTTAATTGTTTGATTTTCATTTGACCTAATGCTTCTAATTCATCATTAGAAATTAAAGCAAACATAAAGTCTGCTGTTGCAGGTAAACCAAAACTTTCTGCTGTATCTTCTAATCCTATATCTGTACTAACAAATCCAGTTCTAGTTGTTTGTGTAGCAGAAAACAAAGGTACATTAAATTCTACTGCAAGTCCTCTTAACTCTTCAGCAATTGCCTTAATATAAAAATAAGAACCTACATTACCACCTTTAAATCTACTTGACGCACATATATTTAAATAATCTATGAATAATACATCTGGTTTAAAACTTTTCTTTAATGCAAGTTCATTAAACAATGCCCTAAAGTGTCCACTATGAGCAGACGCTGTTGGGTATTCTTTAATAATTAATGTCCCACCAGTTTTCTTTCGTAATTTTTCCATTTTATTTTCATATAAATCTTTTGGCATTGTATGTAAATCATCTATAGTTACATCTAAAAGATTTGCGTCTATTCTTTCTGCAATTCTTTCCTCCGCCATTTCTAAAGTTATATATAAAACATTTAAACCTTGTACTAAATATGCACTCGCACAATGACACATAAACAAAGATTTACCAACACCTGTTCCTGCTAATGCAATGTTCAAAGTCTTACTAGGAACACCACCTTTGGTAATTCTATTCATATAATCTAAATCAAATTGATATTTTGTTTCTTTTGTATGATACCATTTAAATCTCTCTTCGTGGTCACCTATATAATCGTGCCCTATATGTTGGTCAAATGATACTGCTAATGCGTCTGCTAATATACCAGGTATGGATTCTGGCGTTCTCTTACTATCTTTCTTATCTAAAATTTTAATACCACTTAATATAGCATTATGTACTGCTCTATCTTTACAAAACTTTTCAGTTGTATCTAACAACCATTGTGGATCAGAATCTAATTTAGATATAGAATTAACAATTTCTTTTAATGTATTATGTTCATCTTCATTAACATCTTTTCTTTGAGATAATTCAATGATGATTGCTTCTTTTGTTGGAAGATTATTATATTTTTGAACAAACTTATATATTTCTGCAAATAAAACCTTTTCAGTTCTTAATGGAAAATAGTCTTCTTTTAAAAATGGTAATACTTTTCTAGCATAATCCTCTTCATAAAAAAGATTATTTAAAATTGTAGTTTCTATTCTTTCAAAATTAGTTAATGATTGCTGTACCATCTTTATTCTTCACTGTTGATAATTGAGAGTTTTCCATCCTTCAATTGTTCCTCCATAACCTCAACTAATATGTCTCCAATTTTATTTCTAAAATTTTCACTTTTTGTATCTACTTTTTTGAGATTTTTCATAACTTCATAATTAAAACGCAAAGGCATTTTACCATTTGCTGTTTCTTCACTTGCAAATTGTACTTTTCCATACTTATAAATTACATCTTTAAATTCACCTTCTGTAATTTTAATACAGGAAAAATCATCACCTTCTCTTTGAGCAAAGGTGTAACTTTTACTCTTCGTCTGATCCGTATGTGAATTTTTTGTTTGCGAATTCATCTATTTTTTTTAATACTTCCTTTGTAAAATACTTATCTGGATTATCATTAATTTGTTTACCAAATACTTTAGAACCATCTGGCATTTCAAATCTAGTTGATACTTTCTTAAAGATACCTGCCTCTTCTCCTAGTTCTAATAGTCCATAATGCTTATCCAAACCGTGTTTATAAGTTAACTTAACATCCACTTTAGCATTTTCTTTAGTAATTCTTGATTTATATATTTTACAATGAATAATATTTCCAATAATCTCGGTACCCAATTTCTCTTTTCGTTTACCAAGATAGATGATTGTTGAAGCAGCGTATTTCAATCCTGAACCACCACCCATTTCTTTTTGTGGGAACATAGAACCAATCACATCATAAGTATGGTTGGTCATTAACAAAGGAACATTTGCTTGTCCTAGTTTAAGTGTTAAAACTCTAAATGTAGATTTGACAATTTGTGCCCTTGTCATATCTCTTGTTTCTTTACCTTCTGCTGTGTCTTCCATTTCTTTTGTAGTAGATAACATTCCTAAACTATCTAACACAAACATTAAAGGTTGTCTGTCTTTTTCTTCTTGTTCTAAATATTTGTCAAGTATTTTTATTGATTGATTTCTAAATTCTTGTACAGTTGATACTGGTGCTACTACTACTCTTGTACTATCAACGCCTCTATTTTCAATCATTTCCTTTGATACAGCATTTTCTGATTCAAAAAATATAACTCCTGAATTTTTATCTTTATCTAAAAAATGTTTAATTATTCCTAATGCGAAAAATGTTTTACCTGTTGCGGCTTCTCCTGCGATTGCAGTAATACGATTGCCTGGTAACCCACCATAAATTGAACCTGAAAGAAGAGCATTAAAAGAATAGGAACCTGTATCTATATATGAAGTAACATCACCTGCTGTGATACCTTCACTTGCTAAACTAGCATATTCATTTCCAGTTTCTTTAATAATTTCTTTTAAAAAGTCTTTCATACTCACTCATTTCCTGTTCTGTATATGATAATACATAAAATTTTATACTATTAATATAACATAATTCCTTTACCAAGTCAAGTTCCTTTGGTAAAAAATTCTGACTAATATACTCATTTGATTGTCTATATATCGTTATTTTCACAATTCTCTATCATTAATACCCAAGCCCTACTATAATTAACATTATAATTAAAACAACTACTACACCCATAAAAAAATTAAATAACATACTCATATTTATTCCATACAGTCTTCTAACGTTCCTAATCTACTAGTCTTAAACAAATCAATTTTCTCTCCAAAGCACCAAATATTTTCAATATAAGTCATTGCCATAAAAATATTTAACTCTTCTTTAGTTTTAAATTTTTTAGTACCTTGAGGACGTTGCATAATTCTCATACCAATTTGACCTAAAAATTTATCTTTAAAAGAATCAACTAGTTCATCACTTGACCTATATCTTTTATTCTTAATTTTTGGATCCATAATATTAACAAACATATATTTTGATTTACTTAAAGTCTTTTCTGCAACTGGAAGAAAAAAACTATCTCTCCATTTTTCATACTCATTAAATTTACTCCAGGATTGGTCTTCTTCATACTCTCCACCTTTGTTATATTGTTCAGTAGAAAAATATGGTGGACTTGTAAATGCACAATCTATATCTGGTAATTCATTATAAGGTAAATCTTCTGCACCACATCTCCATATCTTAACAGTTTTATTTGGAAAGAATTTACTATACGCTTCTATCTGTTTCTGATATATCTTATATGTATTTGGATTAGGATCACAACCATAATAATGTGTTGCCTTACTAGCAAAAAAACCAGCAAGTCTATCTCCCCAACCACAACTCGTATCTAATACTGTTTCTGCATTGGTCATATCATATATTGTTTTTGCAACAACTGGTTTAAATTGTGTTGCAATATATGTACCCAACCTAAAGGCACTCATATAAGAATCTTTATCTAAAACTTTCTTTATATTAATACCTCTCCATATAGGTCCTAAACATTTCCATATATCTCTTGCGTTACCATTTTGCCAAACTTCTATCGGTGCTCTAAAACCATAACTTGAACAATTTAATCTTAACTCTTGATGAAAATAATTTGAAGATGTATTAAATATATTTGGACCATTTATAATACCTAAACCATATTCTTTAAAATTATATTTGTAATCTTCATACTTTTCAAATACATCTTTTTTTATTTGTTCTTTAGGTGTACATATAGATGAAGTATTAAACCTTGATAATAAAGTTATATTAGTACGCATATCAGCATACGATATTTGTCTTAAAGGAAACTTTGGTCTGAAAGTAGCAATGTATTCTGCTAGTACTTCTCTAAATCTTTCTTTACCTAATTTTTCAGTCCATATTAAAAACTGACTTGGATTCATAATAGGTAGACCATCTTCGTTAGCAAACTTTTTTAAATCTGTTGTATATAAATCCATTACTTCTCTTTGTTCCACATTAATAATAAACATACAGGTATTGCATAAATTAACAATACAAATAAAATTGATAATAAAATCGTCATACTTCATTCCCCCAAACATCCCAACCATCGGTTTTCTGTCTAGCAAATAATTCTATTCTAGGTAAATCACCACATAGATTAACTATATCATTTCTAATTCTATCTGGTTTTCTACTATGCTCTCTACGTTCACTCACTACTAATCTATCTACGTTACCACTTATTCTTTTTGGGTGTCCTCTAGTTGCTAAAATACATATCTCTGGATTTGCTCTAGTCCATAACCCAGGTCCTTTAAAATAATAATTTTTAATTCTCTTCTTGTTCATCTTCACCCAGTGAAAGGCAACCGTCTTATACGTAAATCCCCATTTCTCTACTATAGGAATCTGCTTATGTAATAATGGATCTGTACACCACATAAACAATGCACAATCTTTTTCTGCAATATCTCCAATTGGTAGTTCTTCAATCTCTTTCATTGTCATTGTTTTATAATGATGAATAGGATTTGTTTGTGCCTTAGCATTATTCCAGTTCTGGAAATGCCAAGGTGGGTCTGCATAAATTATATTATATGTCTTATCAATATCTTCCATCATAAAATATAATTCTCCTTAAACCATTCTACATATTTTTTAATACCTTCTTCAATATCAATTTTTGGTTCCCATCCTGTTAATGTTTTTAATCTACTACTATCTAACGTATCTCTACTAGGATAAAAAGAATCCGATTCTTTAATATTTAACTTACAATTATTACCCATATAATCTTTAACAAGGTCTGCCGCTTCTATTATAGTTCTACCTCGTCCTCTTGAACAATTAAAAACCATATTAGTAGCACCTTTACCTAATGCACCTTGTACAAATGCTTCTGCTACTTCCGTAACATATGTAAAATCTAATTTACTTTTAGCACCTGTAATAGTTATTTCACCCTTTTCAAACATACTCTTTGCCATTTGACTAATTACTCTTATAATCATATCTCTTGTTCCATAGATTGCACTAGGTCTTAAAATACAATATTCTAATCCATAATCTTTATTAAAAGTTTTAATCATTTGCTCACCTGCTAGTTTATAAGAACCATAAAGTGTTTTAGGATCTGTTGGATGAAATTCATCTGGTGCGTCTGACATAAAATTACCATACACCATACTAGAAGACGCAAATACAATTCTTTTTACTTTATACTTAACGCACAACTGTAAAATCTTTAATGTACCATCAATTGCTGTTGTTGTTTCCTGTTCAACATTACGTAATAGCATACGAGCATTCGGACAACTTGCTAAATGTATAACTATATCTGGTTTAAAAAATTTAAATGTACCTTCAGAATCAAAAATAGAAGCACAAAGAGAAGCAGAATTAGCGTGTTCTATTCTTTGTTTAATTATTCTCTTATACTCTTTCTTATCATAACACTTATAATCAGTATAATTATCTATTATACCTACTGTATAACCTTTTGCATTTAGATTGTTTGCTATATGACAACCTATAAATCCGTGACCACCTGTTATTAAGACTTTATACTTTTCCATTTTATATTTTCTTCTTCAATTAATAATTCTAAACTCAACCAACATTTATTATCCCAATTTCTATGTGTATGGTGTGTCATTATAATATTATTTTCTGGTACTTTAATTTCTTCCATAACTTTATCTTTAACTTTCATCAAATCAATTACATTTGTACTATCAGAAACTTTTTTAAATCCCATATCATATAATAACTTATAATCACCATCAAATTTATTCCACGGTGGAACAAAACAAGGATAAAATTGATTCTTAAATAATGATTCTAACATACCTTTACCTGTTAATATATCTAAACTATCAAACTTTTCAAATTTTGGTTTACCTTTATCTGCATTATTAATATGTTTCCAACCGTGCTGTACTACAGTTACATTAAGATATTTTTTAATTAATGATACAAGATTAAATTTTATATTACCAGGAACAACTGCTAACATTACTTGTATCCTTTTTGTAAGTTCTAAAAATCTCCGAGTACCTTGTGTCAACTCAAAACAATCATCATCCCTTAATATTAATTCTCGCATATTTTCCACAATAATTGTTTTGTCTTTTTTACACCATTCATATTTGGTTTAATTTTCATATTATTTACAAATCTTGCTCTTGTAGTTTGTTCTTGTTCGTCATTTTTATCTACATATGGAACAAATTTTGCAGGTGTATCAGTCATCCATAAATCCATAACTGTATTATATCCTGCTTGACTAATAGATAATTTATGCTTAGCAAGTAAATCTCTAAAATTTTTAACATTATAAACTATCTTCACTTTATCCCATTTATGGAAGATGTATAAAGGTTTTAATATCGGCATTATAACTTTCATCTTCTTCTTATCACTTACCCATTTTAATAATTTTTTTTGATGTTCTTTTGGGTGGTTAGGACCAACAGAAAACGTCCAATCTGTTCCATCATATAATTCCATTGCCTTATCAAAGCAATCCATTGCAACTCTACCACCACCTGCAGATACAACTGTACCATTTCTTTCCTGTGGTTTTGGTTTATATGTGTCAGTTACATAACCTGTATAATAAACAGGTGGATCAATTAAATTTAAATGTTCAAAACTTTCATCTAACTTAATAAAATTTTTATCTCCGTGTACAAGTATAGCGTCAAAATATTCATTTGCCCAATTAGTAGTTAATGCTGAATAATAATCTGTACCTCTTTTCTTACTAATATTTTTCCAAGGATAACAAATATCTCTAACAGATGATACAATTTTTACATCTTTCCAATTATTCTTTACAGACTTTAATAAAAATTCCATACCAGAATCAAACCATTCATATCTCATAAAAGGAAATCCATCCAATAATATAATATCTGGTTTATAATCATTTATTATTTTCAATTGTTTAGCAAATATTGTTTTTCTTTCATCATCCGTAAATGCACCAGTTATATACTCAAACTTACAATCTTTAAGACCTTTTCTTATATTATTACATCTAACATAATGCCCACTACCTACTTCACTTTGACAAAAAATATATACTTTAATGTGTGCCATATACCATCCTCTCTATCGGTCGCTTTGCTTTTTTCATTATATCATTTGGTATTTTCACCTCATATGTGTTCATCATTAATGATTGTAATATTCCTGGTAAAGTAATTCTTTTCATATGTGGACACAAATTACAAGGTCTAACAAATTCTACATTTGGATTTTCTATTGAAACATTATCACTCATTGAACACTCCGTAACCATTAATACTTTACGTGGTTGTTTTTCTTTAACATAATTGCTCATTTTAGATGTTGAACCTGTAAAGTCCACTTCAGCAATTACTTCTGGTGGACACTCTGGATGTGCTAATATAGTAATGCCTGGATTATCTTCTCTATATTCTCTAATTTCTTTAGCAGTAAATTTTTCGTGTACTATACAAGTACCGTGCCAAGATATAATTTTAACCTTTGTTTCTTTAGCAACATTTTTAGCAAGGTATTCATCTGGAAGAAACATAACTCTATCTACTCCCAACGATTCAATTATCTCAACTGCATTGGAAGATGTACAACAAATATCTGTTTCTGCTTTAACTTCAGCAGACGTATTCACATAAGTTACCACAGGCACACCTGGGTATTTTTCTTTTAATAATCTTACATCTTTACCAGTAATAGATTCTGATAATGAACAACCTGCTTTAGGGTCTGGAATTAAAACTGTTTTATCTGGACTCATCAACTTTGCTGTTTCTGCCATAAAATAAACACCACACATCAAAATAGTATCTGCTGTTGTTTTCGCTGCTTCTTTTGCTAACTTTAAAGAGTCTCCAACTATATCTGCAACACAATGATATATCTCTGGCGTCTGATAATTATGAGCAAGAATAACTACATTTTTTTCTTTTTTTAATTTGTTAATACTTTCAACATAAGGAGCGTGAAACGGCCACTCAATCTCTGGTATAACTCTTGCTACTTTTTCATATGCACTCATTTTTTTATTCTACCAATCTCTATTAATTATTTTAGGAGATTCTGTATAGACATCACCACTAGCATCGTGTGACAATGTGTAGGACTTCTTATCTGGTTTAATATCATCTATTTTCTTTTCAAGTTCAGTCACTTTTTTAATTAAAAATTTAATATCTTCTTTAAGTTCTCTAACTATATATTGTTCTATTGTCATTTTTTTCTTTTCCTTGCTTCTTCTTGTTGTTCTTTCTGTAAAATTTTTACTCTCTTATCCCACGCCCATCCATTAATCTTACTGCCTATTCGCTCTATGATTCCTAAAATATAATATATCATACTTCTAATATTTCCTTTTTAATTTCTTTTAAATCGGTCTCAATACGTTCTAATTTCTTTATCAAAAGTTTAACATCTTCACCAAGACTATCAATCTTTTGTAGTGTTGGTAGGAGCTCTAATTCTTTGTCTGATTTATATAAACTCATCCGAAAAATGCCTCCAGATTTGCTCTCTTTTCGTGTTCCCAACCTATTGAGTTTAATATAAATCTCATAGGGTCTAGGAAAGTTTTCTCAAATTGTATTTCATAATCAATATATTTCTGTAGATTAAACTCTTTTGGTAATTGTGTTACATAACTAATCACATCAAACTTAAATGGATTTGCCTGTAACAATTTAATAAATTTAATCTTATCTCCTTCTTGTATATAAGGATACTTATTTTGTAATTGAAATTCTTTTATTTGGTGATTATAAATCAACGCACCTTTAACGTGTATTGGTGTACCTTTAATAAACACATCTTTACTACTGCCATATTTTCTCATATTATTACAAGACCTTGGAAATGATATCTGCTCAGCAGACATATTCATAAATTCTTTTTTAAAATCTGCAATGAAAATATGTAAATCACTTTCAGATTTACTCATTATAATTTTAATTGCCTCTTTAATTTTACCACGGCACACTTGTGGTGTTGATGATTTAATTGCTTCTATACCCATAATCTTTAATTTAGGAATAGAAAGTCTAACACCTTCCTCATCTAAAACATTTAACATATATCTTTTCTTAGCAACCCATATACCTTTATTCGCAATCACTTCACGTGCCATAACCATTGCGTTCTTAAATGCGTTAGTATAATCTGATAACTCTTTAAATTGTTTTGCAATAAAAGGTTCTAATTTGTTATCACATACCTTAGCAAGAAAATCACATACTTCATCATCTGACTTGCCATTACAAACTTGTTTTACTAATGGTTCTAAACATACGTAAATAGAATCTGTATCAGACGCTATAACATAATCTGTATTTTCAGTTTTTAATATCTTATTTAAATAATCATTTACTTTATTTTCAATAAATCTAATAATAAATTGTCCTGCTGTTGTAATACCACTTGCCTGTCTTACATCATAATATCTAAAATACTGATTACCAATTGCACCATAACAACTATTCAATGCAATCTTTCTTGCCCATTGTATGTTATGACACCTTGCAATTTCTTTTGCTAATTCTTTCGTTGGTTCTTTTTGATATAGTTTTTTCGCTTTCAACTCACGATTTTTATAAACAATACGGTCTTTATATATCTTCTCTACCATTTCAGGTAAGAATCCTTGACTATCTCTTTTAAACATTGCACCATTTGGTACAATACAAGCGTCTTTATCTTTTAAAAACTCTAGGGGTGTCTTCTTACTCAACATTTTATTCACAGAAACACCAGATGAATTAACACCTAATATTTTTTCGGGAGAAATATTATATTGTACAATAATATGTGGATAAAGAGAGTTGATATCAAAAGACACCACCCATTTTTGCATACCAAGTTTAGGCTCTTTTACATAAGCGCCTTCATACTTTGTATCCTTGGAATGTTCTTCCCTAGGAGGTACACAAATATTTTTTTTCATCAAGTGGTTTGCGATTAAGGTATCCCAAACTCTAACCTGTGAGAAAATATCGTTATAATTTACTTTAGTTTCATATGCAAACGTTAAAGATAAATCAATTAAACCTAATTTATCTTCTAATGCGTCAACAATTTCTACGTCTTGGATATTATATTCTACGAATTTTTGAAAATCTTTTGTATAAAAATCTTTAAAAATACCATATGGATTTTCACGTTTACTTTCACCTAATTCAACTTCACCTATAAAACCTAATCTATAACTTTCTTGTCTTGCTGGTATAAACCATTTATACAAATCAAGATAATCTAACATAGCAATACCATACAAAGTATAATATGTATTAGTTCTACCACGTATAATAATTTGTTCACTAGATATTAAATTCCAAGGTGACATACGACTTGCAACTTTATGACCTACAAGTAATTTTATTCTATTCATTAAATAAGGTAAGTCAAAAAATTTAGTATTCCAACCTGTAATAACATCTGGATAATTCTTTAACCAGAATTTCATAAACTCCATTACTAAATGTTTTTCGTCTTTACATTCAATGTAAGTTACATCTGTACGGTCTGTTGTAAATTTACCAACACCCCAAGTTATAATCTGTTTATTGGATTGATTCTTAACACTAATACAAAGTAATTCTTCTATAGGATTATCTACTTCTGGAAAACCATTTTCACAACCACACTCTATATCTAATGTAAATATTTTAATTAAATCTTTTGACCATTTAACTTGTTTTGGAAATTCTTTATTAATATATTGATAATGATATCTTTCAAGTCCATAGATAGGTGAATTTTGAGTTGCGATATCTTTTCTAAATCTACGAGCAGCGTCAATAGATTTAAAAATTATTGGTTTTAAATTTTGACCTTGTAAAGTTTTAAAATCTGTTTGTTCTTTTGTTAATGAATATAATGTTGGAGAAAAATTAATCTTCTCTTTATACTCCTTGTCATTATGTACACCTCTAACAAGTAATTTTCCTTTATATTCTATTACATTTTTATAAAAGTTCATCTGGTCTCAAATGTAGGATTAAACCATCAAGTTCTTTAGTAAGTTTTATCTGACAAGATAATCTACTAATGCCTGGTTTATATCCTTTTTCATATTCTAATTGTTCTTCCTCAAGGGAATTATCATCCATCTTTGGTACTTTATCTATCCATTTTTCATCTACATATACGTTACAAGTACAACACAGACAATTACCACCACAATCAGCAGGTATTTCTGGTATATCTACTGGTGATTCAAATTTGGCTGCCTCCATTGCGCTCAACCCTTCTTTGACTTGAACACGAATTTTGGATCCGTTTCTTACAAAATATACGTCTATCACTTATCTAATGATGGCAAACCTGTTTCAGTTATTAACTGTTTTTTAGGTGTCATAATAGCTGACGTACTATTAATATAATTCTGTTTGATATGTTCTTTTGGTTTTGATATAGACATAACCTTATCTGCTCTAATTTCAATTGAGTCTCCATCTGAATATGGAGCATAAGGGGTCATCATTAATTGGACTGGTTTACCTGGTGCTTGTTGCGTAGGTATGATAACAAATCCTTTTATGATTGTAACTATCTTTGATCCTTCTGTAATTTTTCCAATAACATCTTCTCCTGTTACCAATCTACAGACTAATATTTCATCACTTGCCATTATATTTCTCCTTAACTATAATATACACCATTTCTCATCAATTGTCAATGCTTATATTCCTCATCAATAAGTCCCTTTAATCTTTTTTCTTCTTCACTATCAAAGTCAGGAAATTCATTCCTTGGAACAAAAGGTTTATAACCTTGTTCTTCCGCCTTAACATCATCTTCACCAACAATAGCTTTTACTTCTGGAACATAATGCTTTAACATTTCTTCTACACTTTTATGTAAGGTCTGTTTAGACATAGCACAACCTGAACAAGCACCTGCCAGTTCTAATTTTGCAACACCTAAATCCATATCAAAATCTAAATAATTTATAAACCCATTGTGTTGAGCTACAGCAGGGGCTATTTTATCTTCCAAGATAAATTTAATATCCTTTGCTATATCTTCTTTACTTCTTGTTTCTTCATTTACCACTTGAAGTAGCTCCTTTTTATTTTTAGTTTTTTTGTAAATTTACTGCTGAAGAACCTTTTTCTCCTTCAGTAATTTCAAACGTTAATTCATCACCTTCATTTAACTCTAAACTTGCTGCTTGAGCAGCTGAAGAATGTACAAAAACATCTTTTTCTTTGTCTTCTCGTTCTATGAAACCGTAACCCTTTGTTGGGTTAAACCATTTTACTTTTCCTTTTATACTCATCTTATCTTATTTTTCTCCTTTCTTGTCATCTAAACTATATTTTGTTGTTATTATATATTTTCTATTTGGATTAACCATAACATTAAATCTGTTCATAGTTTCCCTATCAAATAATATTTTTGATTTTTCATCTCTATCATCAAGTGTAAATTCTACATCTTTATAAACTCCTCCTGCAAAATCTACATCAAGTTTTATCACATATCTTTCTTCTTCATAATCTCTTAAACCACCTACACTAATTTTTTGCTTACGTACTATATCATTTGTAAGTGTTTTACCTTCTAATGACCAAGTGATTTTACCACCGCCTTTTTTTATTTTATCAGCGTGTATAACAGACGTGCCTGAATTACCTGTATCAAATTTACCTACTATACGTCCAACTGGATGTATATATACAACTTCTTTATATCCACACTCACTAGGTACTTTCTTCCAAGTATCTCTATTTTCAAAATGTTGTACTATTTCTTTACTTAAATTTCTTCCTGTTGCCTCTTCAATACCTTCTGTACCTGGAGATGAATTAACCTCAATAACAAATGGTGGATCTTTCTTTCTATTTTTTGATGGGATAAAATCTACTGCAACCCATTGACCATCTACTGCCTTAGCAGCTTTTAAACTTTCTTCTACTTCTAATTCTGTTAGTTCTAATTCTCTTACCTCCGCACCTCTTGATACATTACTTCTAAAATCTCCTGGTACAACATCCCTTCGCATTGACGCTAAAACTTTACCTTGCAATACTAAAACTCTAGCATCCCAATCTGTTTTAATATATTGTTGTAATAGTATATCAGAATCTTCATCTTGTTTATTGAGTAATTGTACAATTGAATCTAATGATTTTTCTGACTCAATGAATAAGACACCTACACCTTTTGAACCTCTTAATGTTTTTAAAATAACTGGAAACTTATCGTTTAATTGTTTAAAAGCTTCCATTGAATTTTCTGGATCAGTAACTAATACTGATATAGGTTGTTTAATTCCATAATCAGCAAGTCTTAATGAAGTTCTATATTTGTCAGCACATACATTTACACATTGTCTGCTATTAACTACACACACTACGTGCTTTTCTAATCTTGATATTAAATCTAACCAACTATCTCTACGTACAACTGAACCTCTAATAATAGCAATTGAATCTCTTGCTGAAACTCTAAACCCTTTTTTATCATCCTTGTTATGGAAATATAACTCACCATCTTCCTCGGTAGTTACATACCCACCAGTATTTCTATAGATATATGCCTTATGACCTAACTTTAAGGCTTGTTTCAATAAATTTTTTGCTGTATGGAAATTTAAATCATCTTCAGGTTCATCTGATATAATGATTAATCTGTACGGTCCAAAAATTTTAGCTTCTGTTATATAATCTTTGAATTTTGATATCTGCATTTATTCGCCATCTGTTACTGGACTTTCTTCAGGTTTTTTCTCTTCGGTTTTCTTTTTATCGTCAACCTTTTTACCTATATTATATTTAGCAGATAAAGTCCAGTCTTTTTTCTCTTTAAATGGTAATACCTTTATCTGACTCAACGGAGCTTTACTCTCGGTCATTTCTTTTTTAACCACATCTACTAAGCTCCAGTCTTGTAATAATAAAGTAATTGTATTTCTTCTTTGAATATCGTTTTCCGATAGCGTTGATTTTTTACCATCTAAAGCAAATAATTCCTTGAAATGGACTATATAGTATTTGCCTTGTTTATGTAGTATATGACAAGATTGGTATAAAGTTTTATCTTTTCTACTTGCTACACCAATTCTAGTTAATGTTTCTCGTACTTTAAGGAAATCGTCTGGTTGTTTGATAGTCACCTCTAACATATCACTTTGTACCCAACTAATAATTTCTTCGCTCATCTAAGCTTTCTCCCACCTTTTGTAAGTTTTATTTTAATATTCTCAATTTGGTTTTTTGAAAGTATGTTAAGAGCTTCTTTTGCTTTTGAATTACTATATCCATAATACTCTTTTATTAACGCTAAATTCTTTAACTTGGTTTGCGATAACCATTTACCTCCAAATCGCCTTTTCTTTCTTATACTATTTATGAAAAAGTGAAATTGCATACGTTTTGGTAGGAAGTGTAAACCATTCATTTCATTACTATGCATTACAGTATCATAAAACATAGACATACATCTATTAATTACATATGGTGGGTATTTCTTTTCCCAAGTAACATCATTTGTATCTAATAGATTTTCCTTGGTTTCATTTATCGCTTTAAGATAATCTTTAAGTTCATACATTGAATTCTGCCTTATCAGTTATAAAAGATAGAGCACCACCATCATATGTAGGTGTATTCTTTACACCAACACCTTCTGTTAATAAAATGTTACCTGATACTGATATTCTTTCTACATCTGATTTAAACGGTGGAACACTATGATGTAATGACGCTGGATATATCCACATTTCATTTACAACTGGTAATATGGAATGCTTAGTTATAATTTCTGGTTGGTCTTCACCATATTGAAATCTAATATGACCAGGACCAGGACCATTACCTTTAAACTTTGCACTTTCTTTTTTTATCTCTTCTGGTACTTGTAAAAATAACACAAAAGAATATGATCCACTATGAGTATGTGGAGGATTATATTCTCCTCCCTTCATAAAATTTATCCATAAATTTTGTATCAGACATTTTTTAAAAGGATGTATAGCATAATAAAATAATGGGTCGTGCTGGTCTTGTATTTTTCTAAAATATGGAATAAAATATTGTTTAAAATTTTCTACAAACCAATATTTATCTTTATCAGGAAATAAATTTTCTTTATCTAAATATCCTGCAAGATGTTGAGTATGTGATATAGTAGTTTGTCGTCCACGTTCTAGTAATTCCTTACACAAAACAGGACTAATTACTGCACCGCCAATTACAGGACCAAAATGAATAAATCTCATAATATAATATAATATTTAACAATGCCCATTACGAATACTGCTATTGCCGCTGTATTTAAAAATATTAAAGCTCTATCGTGCCATAACATACCCACTACAAACCAACCCATTAATCCTATGGTGTGCATATATAAATTGTATGGTGTTAGTTCTAAAGAAGTTAACGTCATACCTATTAATATAATAAAAGAACTTATCCATTTTATGTACCAGGACAAATCGTGTAAGGGTGTTATTTTTTTTACTTCAAATTTTTTCATTATTTAAACCATTGCATATACACCAAATATGGTACTAATATCGGCCAAACTATATGTTCAACAATTTCATACAGTACAGCAAGACTTAATAATATTGCCCACCATTTTGATGTCTTTGCTTTTTCTGAAAGCTTTGTAAAAAGTTTAGAGTGAAACCTTTGTATGCTTTGTAGTAATGCGTTCATTTTTTAAACTCCTTGTCCATAAATGGCTCCAGTGATGATTTATATCCTGACCAAACAATAGTAGCTCTAAACCCATTTTTAATATATTTCATTTCCCATTTTGTAAATTCTTCTGGAACTGATAATACTTGATTTATTTTTGGTAATTTTTCATCCCCATAATAAAGTTCATATCCTAAATAATCATATTTATCCTTTGTAAGAACAGGTCGTTTTCTAGTCATCTGTGCTAATTTATTATTTTGGTCTCTAGTAACCACAATAGTTTTTCTGCATTCAAAAAAAAGGGCCTCAAACTTTTTATAATCATTAAACAATTCAGTATCCATTATATATTTCATAATAGTTTGTGGTGATAGATAATGGTCATTTGTATATCTTTTATCTGGTGTTGTTGCTCCAGGTTCTGTAGAAAGACCTGTCTTAACAGGATATGTATCAAAAACCATTTGATAAAATGTCCTAGAGATTGCTCTTTCAGTGTGTTCATTCATACCAGGCTTCCATCTATATAAACTAGCTTTTGCAAAATCCCAAGTAGTTAAACAATATTCTTTTGCTTTTTCATCTATCATTTGAATTTACAATTTGCCATTACTTCGGTTAAACAAGCAACCATATTAATCTCTTGGTCTGCTACAAAAGCAGCCTTGTATTGATACCCAGCAATAACTAAAACTGCTTGTGGTATAGATTGTGGTTGTAAATATTTGTATAGTATTTCATATACACTTGAAAATAATGCTGATGGTTCTTTGTCTAGGTTTTGTATAACCCATTTTCTCATATCATTAAATCTTTTTTCTTTTAAAATCTCTATAAGTTTTTTAGTATCTACTTCAGTTAAACTGAATAAAACACCACTATCAATTTTACCTCTTACTGAATATCTTTGAAGTTCATTTATAGTTCTTCTAAAGTCTGGATAATATTTTTGTATTAGTTCTGCAAGTACTTTTGGATCAAAACCTATCTTCTCTTCATTTAAAATATACTGCAATCGTTTATGAAAGTCACTATAAGATTTATTTTTTTCACCATTTGTAACCGCAAAATCAATAACAGTACATCTACTATGTAATGCAGGTAAAATTTTATGCTTAAAATTACAAGTAAAGATAAATCTACAATTCTTATAAAATATTTCTATGAAAGCTCTTAATGCAGGTTGAACGGACTCTGGATTCATATAATCCGCTTCATCAATTATAACAACTTTATGACCTGCTGTTTCAGTTAAAGATACAGTTGACGCAAAATTCTTAATATTATTTCTTAGCGTATCTATATGGCGACCTTCATCTGATCCATTAATCATAATGTAATCAACACCTAACTCTTCACATAAGGCACGTGCTACAGTAGTCTTACCTGTACCTGCTGTACCTGATAGTAATAGGTTTGGGATTTCTTTTTGATTTAGAAACTGTTTAAAAGTTTCTTTTAATTCATTTGTTAAAATGCAATCTTCAATTTTTCTAGGTCGGTATTTCTCAACCCATAAATTTTCTGACATAATATGTTCACTACTTTCATTATATAATTAAAACTCACTGTCTGGTTCTAATGCAATCCAATATTGTACTGGTTTAGTTCTATTAACAAAATGACTTACTTTTTTAGTAGAAATTGCAACATCATAATCATCTGGTATTATCTTTAAATTTTCTGCTTTGAAGTATGCAACAAATTTTTTATCTGTTGTTCCTATAACAGCAGAATAATCGTTAGATGATTTATTCTTTTTATCAGTTGCAACTATTGTAATGTTTTTACCATCACCTGTTATTGCAATATCTGGTAAATTCAATGTAAGAATTCCTTTATTTAAATCTGTAAGACTATTGTTCTTTAATGTAAACGTCACATACTTATCAGGCATACTAATACCTTTTGTTGGATGAACAATTAGTGACTTATCTGCAAAAAAATATTTAATTGATGACGCTGAATTGGTATCTGAAATAACCAGATTTCTTGTACCATTGAATTTAATATCTGATTTTGTAAACAATTCAATTGCCCTTAAAAATTCTGGCAAATCATATATCGCAAACTCTTGCTCAAATTTATTATCAATGTCTGCCTCGGCAAGAATATTCTTTAAAGTAGATATTGTTTGTAATCTATTTCCTGGTTTAACTAAAATATTTTTATTAATTTCAGAAAAGTTTTTTAAGATTGTAACTGTATTAGTTGATAAATTCATATCAAATCCTCCATAATTTATAATACTATTTACTAATATAACACTAACTTAACAAAATGTCAATGTTGGTCTATTGTGTAACAGGACAATTAGGATTCTCTTGTAACTCTACAAGAGCAGCCTTTACTGTAAACAATTGTTCTGCTAATTCTGCCGCTACTACTTCTGCTGTAACTCTATCATTATCAGATACTTGTAATCTACCATTAATTGCCGCTAAATCATCTTCGGATGCTTTTAATACATCTGTTATTTCTGCTATTTCTAGTTCATAATCTTGTATTGTACCTTCAAAATGTGCAATACTATCCAAGTATCCTGCTTCTACACCAGAAATACCTACTTCAGCATTTGCAAGTTCTGCTCGTAATACATCTTTATCATTTTTTTGGTCTACAGTAATAATCAATAACGCAACTATAGCAATAACTGCCGCTATAGCCGTTCCTGATATCTTATCTTTTAACTCTTTAAGTTTCATTTATTTTCCTTATCAATTAATTCGCAAGTAACCTCATCTGCTTGTAACCCAGCATTTCCATCAAAAACCCATAAGTAAGAATAGAGAACCTGGTCCCCTTTTTCTACACATTTTTTTCCTAATGATATGCTTGGATTTTGTATGCTTGAACAGCCTATAAGAATCAAACTCATTAAAATCACTAATATTTTATTCATAATTTCCTCATCTATATTATTATATTATATATTATTATATATCAATAGTATTTATATGTCAAGGGTGGGCTAAAAAAAAATAGTGGCAGTATATTTCAACCGCCACTATCTATGTCTATGTTATTATTTAACTTGTATTGTTTTAAGTTTCTTTTCTTCTGGAATTACTTTTTCCATAGAAACTTTTAACAGACCATCTTTCAGTTCTGCACCTGTGACTTTTACATCACTAGCAATTGTGAAAGACCGTTTGAACATCCTTTTAGATATTCCTCTATAAAGAGTACCGCCATTGTCTTCTACCTCTTTTTCAGCCTCGTCTTTAACTGATTCGATAGTCAACATACCATCCTCTACATCTACATTAATGTCTTTTTTATTAAAGCCAGCTAATGCTACTTCAATATCGTAAGTATTCTTACCAGACTTAACTATATTGTATGGTGGGTAAGACGGTTGTATATCGGATATAAAATCGTCATCAAACATTGATTGAAAATTATCAAAGATTGAATCGAATCCAACCGATATTGGTCTTAACCTGTTAAAAATAGATAATGCTTTATTGGTCATATAAACCTCCTTTTATTAAGCAAAGTTATCGTTTGTGAGCCCTTAATGGCACTCACTACTACTTATATAAGTACTAATTTACAAATTACAAGCAGCGCTGGTAATTTTATTTTAGAGAGTGTGAAATTACCAAAATTTCTCCTCTTGAAGCAGCCCTAGGCAAAACTAGGTAATCCACTTGGGTCGTAGGTTTTAGAGTCTCCCCAAACTCCTACAAAACTATTGAGGTTTTTTTATTGCAGACCTCAAACTGCAACCAGTTTTGATAAATTAATATCGGGACTGGCATTCCCTTCCACGCCCCAGGTCTTATGAATTGCCTGGTATAGTATATTTATTATCAAAGCACAGGCAAGGAAATGCATAAATTCTATATTCTATCTTGTATAAGCTTTTGTTTCTTTTTCCAGTTCTTAATACCTTCTTTTTTCTTTTCACGTTTAATGAAAGATGGTTTTCTGTAATATTGTTTTTCTCTATATTCTTTCAATATACCAGCTTTAAGCATTTTTTTCTTAAGCACTCTCATTGCTTTCTCTACATTATCGTGTCTTACTTCTACTGTTATACTCATTATTTTAATAAATCTTTAATTGGTTCTGATAAATTTTCAACATTAATTCTTTCGCCGCCAGCATTATCTTGTTCTGACATTGGAATTGGTTTTTCTAATCTTTTTGGTATCACTTTAGTTATATTGCAATAAGTACAACATACATCATTTGATTCACCTAATGGGTCTGGATTATGGTAGTCCATACCATTATCAATTTCAATTTCACATACACAACATTTCATTTGTTTTGTCGCTTTCATATTAATTTCACTAAAATAATTACTTGTAATATTAGAATTGCAACTGGTAATATAATTCTAACTAATTCCATTTTATTTCTTTTGTTTTGTTTTTGCATATATTCTGTATAAAAATCGTTCATTTTTTCTTTCTAGTGTAGATGATGGAGGGCACTACCCCTCCATCAAGGACGTACACTATGATTTGAGAGATTTAAACAACATCCTCTTTTGAATCTTTATCAGATTCATCTTCCTCGTCATCTGACTCACTCTCATTGTCCTTCACTTGTTCTGCTACTTCGGCTTTTCTAGACTCTTCGGCAATCTGCTCAGCAGTTGCCCCAGCGTCAACTTTACCATATAACTCTACAAATGAATTCTTTGTATCATCATCAAATCTATTAGTACAAACTTCAATAGCTTTTTGTTTATCATTAAAGATAGTATATGCTTGTATGATATGTACCAATCTTCTTGTTGAGATAATCTCATCAACTCCGCCATCAAAATAAGTCTTTCTGATAACGTCTGCCCAAGTCACTAATTTTTGGCAAAAGTCTTTATTCTTTTTACCACTTTTTTCAAGATTTTTAATTAAGATTTTTTCTTCTATCTTAACACTTGGATATTTTTGTTCAAATGTGATTGGAAATCTTTCCAAAAATGCTTCATTAAGAACATTAGTTCCGATATATTTACCGTCTTCCGAACCTTGCCCTTTAGTGTTAGCAGTTGCTATCACATTGAATCCTGTTTTAGGTTTAATGTACTTATTAATCTTCTTAACAAAGATTCCAGACCCTTCAAGAATTGGTTGTAAGCACATTATCTTATTACTTGCTAAGTCTATCTCATCAAGTAAAAGCATTGCGCCTCTTTCCATTGCTTCTATAACTGGACCGTTTTGCCATACAGTTTGACCTTCTCTTAATCTATAACCGCCAATCAAATCGTCCTCGTCTGTTTCTATTGTTACGTTAACTCTAATAAGTTCACGTCTGTTTTCGGCACACGCTTGAGTAACTCCCAAGGTTTTACCATTTCCTGACAATCCTGTAATAAAAACTGGATAAAACATTCCAGATTTTATAATAGATTTTAAATCAGGTTGATTACCAAATGATACAAATGTTACTTCCTTTTTAGGAACAATATCGCCTGTTAAAGATGAAACAATATAAGCCGCTTCGTTGACTTTATTATCCTTTTCTTCAACAACTTTAGGTTTAGATACTACTTCTTTTTTATCTACAACCTTATCATCTATATTTGGTAATTTAAACAAACCCCTACCAATTTTGTAGTGTTTATTTTTTGTTAACCATTGTGGTGCATAAGCATAACCAAATTCTTTATTGGCAGCTTTCAACTCATTTTTAGTTAACTCATCTTTGCCATACGTTTTTATTGCGTGTGATACAAAGTCTTTTTGTTTTTGATTTAACATAGTGTTTTCACGTCCTTTCATTATCTTATAGGTACATTATAAAGGACTTTTTGATAAAAGTCAACCCATAAAATACCCTTATTTTTCAATGTTTTTTTCATTATCTATGCAACTTCTGCTATAAATTTGTTTAAAAGTACTCTTGAAACTAAACGATTCTTCATAGATTTTCCGAAGATTCTTTTTAGTTCGCCTTTTGTTCCTTGTTTGATTTTTGCATTTTGCAAATCAAAATTCTCTACTCTTAATGCTCTTCCGTCTAATAAGAAATACTTGTTATATCCTTTATGTGGAACAGCAACACTTTTTTCTTTAGTCATTTGTTTTCTTAATTTGTTTATTCTATTTTCTTTGTCTGACCAATCTTTATAATCTTCAACAAATCTTTCAACATCCCAACGTCTAACTCTTTTAAGTATATAAAATCCTATATTTGTTACTCCCCAAGAAGTATTTAAAATTTCTAATAACATTGATGTAAGTTCTCCATCAAAATGTGCTGGGATATATCTTTTCTTTTTATGTTCTATAATTACTTGATTATCATAATCAATATGTTTACTTGCCCAAGTTCTACCTTGTTTTTTCATTTGTTTAAGTTCTAATTTATCAACTACATCCTCTTCCTTTAAATCTTCTATAGATACTATCTGATTATTTCTAAAACTGTTAGCACCTCCGTCTGTTAATGTTATAAACGTAAGTTTTTCAACAGCATATTTTTTTTGAAATCTAGGTATCAATGTATTACATACAATTAATGCTTCATTTAATGGAGTATTTCCCAAATTATATTGGTCTGGCATACCGTAATTTGTTCCTCGTGATATTTCAAGGTTATCTCTTCTTGTCCATCTAGTATCATAATCATTTGCCATATGATATAAGTATGTTAATGATTCTTCTAATTCAGTTTTTGTCATTCTATGACTAGCACAATTTACAAGTTTAAAATCATCAAAACATAAGTCACCTGGTTTATAATTCCAAAATGATTTTTCTTTTTCTTTTTCTTCCGTTGATTTATTCCAACTTCTTTCACTTGTAAAGAAATAAACCTCATAAGGTATATTAACTTTAGTAACAAAATCTACAAGGTTAATTAATTGTTCTACAGTATTCATTAAACAATCACTCATTGAACCTGACCAATCAAGTAACATTATCATACCGTGGTTTTTACCATCTGGTATAATAGTCATCTTTTTAAATATGTCTTCACTAAATTTATAATCTTTTAATTTTAAAGGATCAATAACTCCAGTTTTATCTGTACTTGCTCTCTTATAAGCAGTAGCAGCTTTTTTCATTTCAAATTCTTTAACAAGATACATAACTGTCTTTTTATTTTTTCTTCTAAACGCTTTAAATTTATCTTTTATCCATAATTGATATTCTGGAACAGAATCCCATTGTTTTCTAGCAGCACTAATATGATTTCTAAAGTCTTTTAAATATTCTTTGTATGAAGTTAAACACATATCAAGATTAGGTTCTGGTAATTTACCATAAAAATAACTTGTTTTTTTATCTAATAACTTTTCCTTTTTCTGTTCAAAAGCTTCATTAGTAATTGATTTTAATTTCTTTTTAGGGTGTTCACCGCCAGCACCTTTAGCGTGTTTAGTTGGTTCTGCTTTTTTAGTATCTGTTTTATCTTTATCTTTTTTTTCATCACTATCAGCAGTATTATTTTGTTCATTTAAATCATCTTTTTTCTTATCTTCTTCCGACTCTTTAGAATCATTACCATCACTCATTTCTTTTTCATTTTTTTGCTCTTTAGATTTTGGTTGTTCTTCAGGTGGGGTATCATCTAAATCATAATTTTGTGTTATTGGATGGTTATCAAAATCTGGTAATTTCTTCATTTGGTCTACTTGTTTTTTCTGCCAATTAAGCATTTCTTTAGCAACTTTAACAACATCTGTAAACGTTTTAATTGCGTCAACTTTTTTCAACCATTGTTTTGCTTTATTGTCAAATATAAATGGTAATCTATCACTTGATTTTGACCTAATATTAATCTTATCAATTATCATTAAATCTTTGTTTATATCTTTACCCTTTAAAGCAAAGAAGTTTTGTTTTTCTAATATATCAAATCCGCTGATATAATTTCTAACAACTCCTGGGTATTTCTTTTGAATTTTTTTATCTATTCTTGTATCTTCTAATACATTAACGTAAGTTCTTAACTCATCATCATCTTGAATTTTTTTCCAACCACCTTGTGGAGTAAATAATGCGTGGGCACATTCGTGTGCTATTAACATATCATATACATCACCTGATTGTTCTTTAAATATAGGGAGAGTTAATACACGAGTCTTTGTATTAAAACTCGCTGTTGATACGTTGTTATGTTGTATGATTATATTTTCTGTTGCAAGTAGTTTTGCTAACTGACTTTTAGTGTCTAAATTAATTGTAGTGTGTCCCTTTGTCATTTTCTATACTAATCCTATCACCATTTAATATAGAAGTCAAGGCCTAATAACCCTTGATTTATAAGGGTTTTTTGACTATTTTTTCTGGAAAATGAAAATATGCTCGTATTTTGCACCAGATTCTTGTGAGGATAACTGTAATTTAAACGTATCTGTATGTTCAAATTTCTCTTCTTTTGCTATCTGTACAGTATCATTTTCAATTGTTTTATGTGATTTAATGTTCGCTACGTTCAACGCCAGATACTTGTCTTTTTTTAATCCTTTATATGCATTTTGTATAGTCTTTCTTAAAAATCCATTATTCCACTCTTCATTACTATTAAATTGATTAAATGATTGTCCATCTTCTTCACCATATTGTTCCCAATTAAAATAAGGTGGACTTGTAAATGCAAAATCTAACGTTTCTTCTTTTGGTTGAAAAACCTCACTACCACACTTGTTTAAAAAGTAATGTCTTTCTGATTTACCAAAATCTTTCTTAATCTCTTGTAATCCTTTAAACGTTTTTTCTGCAGGATCAGTACCTATATAATTAATATCTGATATAATAGCACCTAATATACGACCACCATACCCCATTGACATATCCCATACCATAGCACCTGGAAATGCAAAATGTGAGTATAAACACGCCGCCGCTGTGGGTCTAAAATTAGATACACATTGAGTTCCTGTATATCTTCTTAATAAAGACCTCATTATACTTTCTGATTTGTGTTTTGAAGCAGAAGATATTTCAGTTATTTCACCATATAAATTATTTGCAATAGGCATTAAATTATCTACTGAAAATTGACCAAAGAAACTACCTGTTAATAACTTACGTATACCCTTTTTATAATGTTCTTCGTTAGTGTATATCTCCATAGGTGTTTTCATTTTACCACAACGTATACCAAAACTATGTGGCATATATGACCACGCTAAAGATAGACCTGTTTGATTTGGTTTAATAACTTTATCTTGCGTTAATAACCCTTTGAAATCTGTAGATTGTAATGTTTTAAATTGGGATTCTCTATACGATTTATCTGTAGCATAATAAGGAAAACCTCTTTTCTTCCAATACTCATAAACATTATCAATATTAGATTGTAATTCCTCTTCATCTTTAACTACGCCTTTTAGATTACCCTTACTAGTTATAAGTTCCTCTCCTAATATAGTAACACCAAATTGTTCTAAAGCATTTTTAGTATCAGTTTTATTTGTTAACTTTTTCATCTCTTCCTAATCCTAATTTTGTTAATTTTGTTCTTCTCTCCCATACTTTAAAACTCTTCTTTGCTTTCTTTTCTGCCATTTCCAACTTCATTTTACTTGCAAGTTCAGTAAAAACTCTACCTATCATATGGTCATATTCGTGTTGAAATATCCTGCTTATCTGACCATCTAAATTTCCTTCTTTTAAATCACCTTTTTCATCTGTATATTTTACTACAACTTTTCTTGGTCTTGCTAGCATTAAAAATAAAAAAGGATATGTTAAACAACCTTCTTTCATTAATACAGTTTCCATACTTGTTGATATAATCATAGGATTAAAACAAGTCATTTTTAAACCATTTGATACTTGCATATGGTCACCTATTACAAACATATTAAAAGGTAACCCTACTTGATTAGCAGATAATCCTATACCACCATATCTTAACATTGTTTTAAACATAAGGTCAGCTACTTCTTTTTTATCCTTAAAATTATGTTCTTTTAATAAATCATCTGTCCAAGGTGCTACCGCTGACAAAACTCTAGGGTCACTTGGTGGTATTAATTTTAATTCTCTTTCTTTCTTTTCTTTTTCTAATTTAAATACTGCCATATTATATCTTATCCAATATTGTAAAGTTTTGATGTTTTTTATACTTAACTATATTTGTAAATTTGTCAAACATAATATCTCCTTTATGTGAAATAATAAAAACATTTTCGTTAGATAATTTTTGTATTATCTTAAAGAAATCATCCGTACCTGACATATCTAAACTTGAATCAAATATCTCATCCAATATTAACAAGTTAGTATTTGTACTGTTTTTCAAACGTGCAATTTCTCTCCACGTAAATAATAAAGAAAGGTCTATTCTCATCTTTTCACCTTCACTAAAATTATTATAATTAAATGTATCTCTAAATCTACTCTTTACTGTTTCATTAAACTCTTCATCTAAATGGAATGATACATAAAAATCCATTGCCTGTAAATACTTATTAATTAAGCTATTCATAATAGGTATATACTTTTTAATAATTTGTGCCTTAGCTCCTTTATCATTTAATACTTGTCTTAATACATCTTGATACTTTTTATCTACAATAACTTTATCTAAATCTTCTTTACAAACCTTTAATGAATCTTTCATATCTTGTAAATCTTTTCTAATCTTTATTATATCAGTATCCTTATTTTTAAACACTTTTAAATCTTCTTCTATATTATCATTATGCAATTTTAAACTTTCTAGTGAAGATTCTGCCTTTGATACATCAACATTTAACTCATATATTTTTTCTGATACTTCATTATATTCACCCACTTTACTTTCCATATTTACAATCTCTTGTAATAATTTTTTCATACCTTCTTTTAATGTATTAATTGTCTTTCTTTCTAGGTCACACTTTTGATGTTTAAATGTTGGGTGAAGTGGTTGAGTACAAGTTGGACACACATCATTTTCTTCAAAAAATTTTAAAGATTTTCTATGTCTAGTTAAATTATTATCAATCTTTGCTTCTAATTTAGATAATATGGTTGTCTTCATATCAACTTTATCTCTATCTTTTACACACTCTTTTGATGAAATAATATCTTCATTAAGTTCTTTTATTTTCTTTTCAAATGCTAACCGATCCACTTCATTTTTGTCTAATACCTTTTTTTTGTGTGTTTGGACGTCTATATCCTTGTGGAGAAGAGTATCCAAGTACTTTGCTTCAGTCTGATACTTGGTTTCTATAAGTTCACAATGATGGCGGACTTCCGTTATTTTATTCTGTAAATCGTTTTGTTGTCCACGTAAGATGTGGTCCATTCTAGTAAATGCTCTTATGTCTAAAATCTCTTCAACTACTTCTCTTCTAAAACTTGCTCTCATTTTCATAAATGGTTGATAGGAAGAAGACCCTAATAATACTACTTGACAAAATGACCTATAGTTACACCTCATAATATTTGTTTCAAGATATTTTTGATAATCAATAGTACTTGCGTCTTGACTTATTAACTCTCCATTACAATGTATTTCAAAAAAGTTAGGTTTAATTCCTCTTCTAACAATATACTCTTTTGGTCCTACACTAAAATATAATTCAACCTCGCAACCACCATTATTAATAGTATTCACCATTTGGTCTTTCTTAATAATACGAAACGGTCTATTAAATAATGCAAAACATAAAGCGTCTAATAGAGTTGACTTACCACTTCCATTTGAGCCTATAATTAAAGTTAAATGAGATTTATTTAAATCAATAACAATTGGAACATTGCCAGTTGATAAAAAATTCTTGTAAGATATTTTCTTAAACTGTATCATAATATAATTTATTCACTTTTTAAAAATAATTATTTATTATTTCTTTGGACGACCTGCGTCAGCAGCGAGTCCAGCTATATCTTCGGATTCTTGCATTGGTACATCCTGAAGGTTAGGTAGTTCCGCTGTTGATTTTTTAGTAGGGTGTATAAAGTATAAATTACCAGATACACTTATTCTTTCTCCTGGAGATTTAAAAGGTATTACTTCGTGTCTTGTCTGAGCAGGAAATATCCACATATATCCTTCTTCAGGTAAATATCCGTGGGTATGTTCTGCCCATTGTGGAGTAGAATGTTCGCCATAATGAAATAATACACCGCCTGGAGCAAAACTTTTGCCTTCGTATTTTTTTCTTTCTTCATCTAAATTTGGTGTTTTTAAATATATAATCCAAGTTAACATTCCTTTATGTATATGTTCAGTATTAAAATCATTTGCTTTCATATAATTAATCCACAAACCCATTAATGCATATGATTTTGACCATTGTGGTTCTGAATACTGTGCCTTAACCCATCTACAAGTTCCTTCAACATATTCATCTACATAAGGTTGAAACTCTTGTACGAACCACTTTTTATCTTCCATAGTATAATCTCTTTGGTCACCCATATAGCCTGCTAGATGTTTATTAGCTGAACCTTTTGTTTTTAAATTGCCTCTTTTTAAAAGTCCATTTATTAATTCTTTATGGGCTTTAAAGTGTGCAATATATGGTCCAAAATTTAAAACTCCTAATGTTTCTATTTTCCTATCGTTACCTTCATCAAGCGGACTGCCAGCTTCCCCACCAAAAGGTATATTATTAACTGCCATTTTCTCCTACCTCCGTATATAATTCTTTAGTATAATCTTTTAATTTCTGTTTGTCAAGGTTGGTATCAAGTTGGTCTATATATTTACCTAAAAACGTAAGTGTATCTTCACCTTGTTCTAATATATCTTCTCTTACACTAGATGTTACATCTCCTGAATCTTCAAAAATATTTAACTCATATATGTTCAATGTATCATATAGTCTTGCAACAAACTTATCATACATATCATCATCTGTTTTTTGAGATATAAACATTTTAATAAAACTATTATCATATCTTTCTATATCTAATTTATTATAATCTGTTTTTGTATCATCATAAACTATTTTCTTAAATATTCTTAATGGGTTAGATACTCTTGTTAACTCTCTTGTTTGTGTATCAAAAATATGAAACCCTTTTGGGTCTTTATAATCATTCCAAGTTATTTCAAATTGTGTACCTAGATAATAAATGTGACCGTCATCTGATTTTTTATGAAAATGTCCTGATATAACTTTTTCAAATCTTTTAAATACAGCTCTATCTAAACCTTGTTCGTTCATAAATCCTCGGTTCATTTCAAACCCTTTAATTTCTAAATGCCCCATTAAAATTTCAGAATTACTATGTTCAATTGCGTGTATAGATTCATCATAAGTTTCATCACATATCCAAGGCATAAACAAAATATTTAAACCATCAAAGGTAACTTCTTTTGGATTTGCATAAACCCAAGGTTCATTTACACCATCATATGTTGTACAAAGTTCTGTAATTGCATTTACTTGATTTGTATTCTTATAATATGTATCGTGGTTGCCTAATATAATATGAGTATCAACCTCTTCTTCCCACAATCGTTTCATAAATTTTTGCCTAAAAAAATTGGCAGTCTTATAATTTATAAACTTACGTCTATCAACTACATCTCCTAAATGTATTAATGTTTTTATTTTATGTTTTTTTATAAAAGGAAAAAATATTTCATCATAAAACCTTTGTTGATAATGTGCAAAATGTGGACTATCATTCCGACAACCAAAATGTGTATCATTTAATAGTGCTATTTTCATTGATAATAATTTTCTAATATAAAGTCGTGATAACTTTGATACTTTTCAGCTGCTTTATTCCACATTTCTTTACGTTTATCTAATTTATTCATATACGGTTCCATAAATCCTTTTATTTCTTCTTTAGTCTTATGTGTAAGATATATTAAATTAGGTAAATCTTGTGGTGCCCAATTGAAACCAGCCGCTATATAATGTAATCCACTATTACCAGCCTTTTCAGGAGGGTCCACAGTATATTCCCAATTAACAGTTCTTTGTAAACAAATTGCTAAATATCCTTGCAAAATTTTAGCTTTCATAGTAACTAAACTTTCTTCCCAATCTCTATTGTTATTAGCTTTCCAATATTCAGTATCATTTCTTGTTGATAAAGCATAATGCAACCCAACAAATTCAGCAAACCCATAATAGATAGTTTTACAGGCAAATGTGAAGTTGTCTTTGTCCCATTGTGTAATTTCACCTCTTCTTAAATTTCTTACAAGTGCTATTAAAAATTCGTGTATTGAAAACAAACCATTACTTTCTAATGGTTCAATAAATCCATTAGCTAGACCTATAGCAACTACATTTTTTACAAATAATCTATGGTATATACCACACTTCATTTTAATGTTTCTAAATTCGTGTTTTTCAGTACCAAACCCAGGTCGTACCTTTGCTAAATGATTTTTAAATTCTTTTAAAGCAGTTTTATCATCTACAAATTTATCTGAATAAACATAACCTGCACCAACTCTACTCCACAATGGTATATTCCATACCCAGCCATTTTCTATTGCTGTGCAATTAGTAAAAGATTCCACTTCTTTAGTTTTATCTACATAAGGTATCTTGGTTACCCACGCTTTATTATTTGGTAGTTTAGGGATAGGTTCAAAAGGTTCTTTTAATGCACCTCCTAAAAGCATTGATTTAAAACCTGTACAATCAATAAATAAATCTGCTTTATGTTTGTTTAAGGAAACAATACCATTTTCATCTTGTTTAATATCTTTTACATCTTCTTGAATATATTTGACGCCTCTAGGTATACAATAATGATCCTTTAACCATAGACCAAATTTAATTGCGTCAAACTGATAAGCAGAATCAGTTGATGTATCAAAACCATAGAATTTATGAGCACCCTTACTTTGATTAACTAGTGCCATAACAGACGAAAAACAATCAGCATAATCTGAAACTGGTGTTTCTGGATAAAATTCCTTTTTAATCCACCAATCATTATAATTTAATTTAGTTCCTTCTATGGCAGGAATACCAAAAGGATAGTGAAACGGCTCCTCGCCTTTTCCATTAAAGTCTGTAAACTTAATACTAAATTTAATAGTGCCATCTGTATGTTTTAAAAATTCTTTATCATCTATTCCTAGATAATGTGTCCATTGTTTAACTTTTGATATTGTACTTTCACCAACTGATATTGTAGGAACTTTAGGTGATTCTAATACAGTTATATCTTTATCAGGAAAAGCTCTTACTAAAGTTGAAGCTGTCATCCAACCAGCGGAGCCTCCTCCGACTATTAAAATCTTATCACATTTCATTTTCTACCTTTTTTTTTTAACTTCTTTTTCTTTTTTGGTATTTCTACTGTTGGGGTATTCTTCTTTAGAAATTCTGTAAATTGATTCTTAAATTCTCTATCTTCACCTGGTTGTAATGTCATATCATCATAATTTGCTTCTTGAATCATACGGTGTTTAATTGTAACTTGTTTCTTCTCCTTTTGTATTCTCCGTACAAAAGCATAATAGATAATTTGTGTGAAATATGCAAATGGATTGGTTGATTTTCTTGGGTTGAAATTGTCCAAATATTGTAAACAATTCTCTATACCATCTGATATCATATCATCACGATAAGTATAGTTAATAAAATTTGGTCTATATGATAGGTGATTCGCTATCTTTAAAAAACACTCGCCTATATAATCTGGCACAGATGGCTTAATTATTTTTATTCTCTTCGCTTTATTTACAGACCTTTTATAGAATATCATCGCCTGTAAGAATTCCTTATTATTTACATAATGTTCTGGTTTTTTCTTTGTTTTAATTTTTATAGTCTGTGTATTCATAATAGTTATATAATACTACACTTTTTTAAAATTGTCAATAGTACAACCAACATTGACTTTTCACATTTTTATCTATATAATGGACTGTGTAGTCCGTTCAGAAAGCTCCAGAGTGCTAGTGGAGAGTTCTCTTTGATTGATTAGAATCTTTAAAGATTTCATTTAACATTTCGTTCTCTTCATCATCTAATCGTTCTTGATGATAGATTTTTGTCTTGGACTTTTTAGGCGAATCTAAATGGTCATACTCTTTTGCAAGATTTATATAGCTTTTTGATATATCCCCACCAGCCGTTGTTATAGTTAATATCTTATCTTTTGGGATAGTAATAACTTTGTCTGGTGTATAGTTTGTCCATTTTATTAAAGCTATATAATCTCTCATTCCCATAGGTGTCATTTGTGGGATATATTTAATTTGTAGAGGTTTCTCTAATCTCATTAATGGCGATTTATCAGGCAATTGTTTATCACCTGATGGCATATGAGTGACTATATCATCACCATTTGTAAGTTTAATAATTTTTATATTAGCTTGTATGTTTGCCATTTCCTAACTCTATGTTATGTATTTCATAATCAAAGTCTTCATCATTGTATATATTTATACGCTCTCTAAAGTGTTGTAAAGTGTAATTTTCTTTTTCGCCATAGGAAAGGTCATCAGCAATATCATATAATGTTGCGTGTGATTTGTTATCCTTTAATCGTAATCCTCTACCGATACTTTGTAGATTTCTTATGCGAGATTTGCTAGGGCTACTAAAAACAATATTGTGTAAATTACGAATATTGATCCCAGTACTAAACGTCCCAAAACTAGCGACAATAATCGCTCCATCAGACTTTTCCGTAATGGCTCGGACTTGTTCTCGTTCATTAGTTTCTGTTCCTCCGTGTACATAGAAAATAGGTCGGTCACCTGCCTTTTCTTTTATTAGTTGATATAATAGTTTACCGTGCTTTTCTACGTATTGAAACAAACATAGTGTATTGCCGTGCAAATTAGTGGCCAAGTTCTTAATGTATTTATTCCTTTTTTCATTTGAAACTAAAAAATTTATCTCTTCCTGATAAGATTTATTTTTTAAAAAATCTCTTTGTTGTTTGCTATATTGTAAAACTAAACAAAAAATCTTTAGTTTGGCTAGCTGGTTTCTGTCTTGGAGTTCAGTAGTAGATACAACCTTATTTACAGCACCAAAAAGTCCTTCTAAAACAAGCTTATGTGTCTTACTATCGTCTAAAGTTCCTGTACAACCAACCTTATATGGGCATTGTACCAACTTTGTACATATCTTGGTAAGTGAAACCGCCTTAAATAAATGTGCTTCGTCACCAACTATCATACCAAATTGTTTAAACCACGTCTTTGGAAGATTATATATTGACTGCCAAGTAGATATAATTACTTTCTTATCAGTATCTTTACTATGACCTTCATATATTCTATGGATATTCTTTTCATTATCCCAACCATAATCTTTAAAATCTTTATATAATTGTTCTACCAATGATGTGGTAGGCACTATAATTAATATCTTCTTATCTTTTAATCTTAATAAATTAAATCTTACTAATAGATAAACAATGAGTGACTTACCACTAGCAGTTGGTGATAATAATAAACAACGTTTTTTCTTTATAGCGTGTATAAATGCTTCTTTTTGATAATCCCTTACCTCCATTGGTATCTTTAAGGCTTCAATAAATTCAGGAAGACATAAAGTATTTACTTTAGTATCTTCTATCTTTGTACCATCAACAACTTCTATATTATTTTCTTTACACCATTTAAGTATATAAGGATAAAGACCAACGTATATCTGTCCAGTTGCATATGAAAATAATCTTATCTTGCCGTCCCATACCCTATTACGAAATTGAGGCATAAATCTAAAACCAGGTACTTGAAAAGTAAAATGCTCTCCAAGTTCTCGTCTAATAGATTCGTCTGCTTCTATCTTTAAGTAAACATCATCTTTTTTATCAATGATTAGGTATCGTATATTAGGCATTACAATGCGCCAGATATGAATTTCTTCCAATCAATAGCGTTCTTTATTGTAAATGTTCTGTTTGATATTTGTCTAACCGTTCTATCTAAAAAGTCAACTACAGTATTAAGATAGTCCGATTTTTGTTTGAGTTTAATAATGTCTTCATCTGAATCAATATACTTATCAACGTCTTGTCTTAATATTTTTAAATTAAAAGGTTTTTCAGCATAAACACTAGGGTCCGCCTTACCTGTATAGTATTCCCATTTCTGTTTTTTGGTTATATGAAATTCACTTTCGTTTCGGCTCAACATTAATTTAAACTTTGTTAAAAGTTTCATATATTTGTTATGGATTTGAGGTGTTTTGATTGATTCTAAATCAAGTTCACTATCATTAATTTTTAAATCTTTGTCAACTAATTCTTGGATTTCTTCTAGGTTCATATTAATAATATATCATACTATAATGAAAAAGTAAAGTCTAATTACGAGGTTGTAACAGAAGTTTGTCCACTTCCTGTAGCAAATTCATATATTTTGTATTGCATTGTTACAGTTGCTGTTAAATATTGAACGTCTGTAGCCGCTGTGTCATATTGTAAACTAGATAATCCTGTTGGAAATACGTCTGAAAATCTAACTTCAATATTTGAAGTATTTTTACTTGTTAAAATATTAAGTGTTGCGTCTGAATAAACACCACCTGTACCAGTTGCTTTATATTTAACTTTACCTGGGTCTGTTTCTTGATTCGCACCAGTAGATGTTGGAAATCTATCTGCTCCACTACGTAATAGGTCTCTAAATTCTTTTCTATCAGTAGGAAAACCTAAACCAACTAACCAACCGTGTATCTCTCTATAGTTTTCTAAATTTTCATCAACTAAAAAATCCATTGTAAGTGGACTATAAGTTAACTTATCTCCAGGTAAAGGAATATCTTTCAATGGTGTTAGTTGTTCCATAGCACCTAAAGTAATTCCAGGCAAATTTACAGCAGTACAAAAAAATTCTACTTTTGGAAGTTTTGTAATATTAAACTTAAACTGTGTTGGACTTGCATAATCAAATTTAGTAGGTTGTCTGTCTAGTGCTTTTGTAGTTGTCATACTACTATTTATATGGTATCCAGGCCAAAAAAAAGGGTGCCTAAAAAGACACCCTTTAAATCTGTTTGTTCTAAAAATGAACAACCAATATATTACATCAAGTTCGCAACTTGAACCCTTTGGTAATATCTGTTAGAGTTTGCACTTCCAGCGTCATTTACTGCTGTAGCAGCACCTGTTTGAGCACCAGTTTCAGCGAAAGGATTAGCAACTAATCCATATCGTGTCTTGAAGCCAATTTTTGGTTGGAATGTGTCTTGACCAACAGCACGTACCATTTGTAAAGGTACATATGGGCAGTAAAATAATCCTGCGTCATATGGTGATGTACCTTTGTATCCAACAACATAATACTGTTTAGCAGTACTGTTTGCTGAATATGGGTCAATGTAAACTTTGAATCTACCGTTAAGAACACCTGCAAATGTATTGCCTGTGTCATCAACATTTAAGTTGTTATTCAAAGCTGGAGTATAATCTAATACGCCTGCCATTTGAAGAGCCGAAGCTACGTCAGATGAACAAACAATTAAATTACCTTTTCCACGTCTGGTTCTTTGAGCGATTCTATTTGCGTCACGTTCCAATTGGAACATTAAGCCTTTAAATCTTTCAACAGACCATCTACCATTTGAGTCTGTATCTAAATCAAAGATTCCAGCAGTTGTTACGTTACCAGTTTGAGCACCAGCTTCTGCATTTATGTAAATTGTTCTAACTACTTCTCGATTAATTTCTGCTAAAATTTCAGCAGATAGTATATTAGCCAATTCTGTTTCAGCGTCTAAACCGTGGATTGCTTTTAAATCTTGAGCAAGTTCCATAGTATATTCCGCTTTCAGAGCACGTGATTTAGCAGTAACAGTTGATTTCTCAATTGAAAATGCCATTTCAGCAAAAGCGTTTCCGCTTGCGTCACCAAGTGCTTCAGCAGCAGCTGTTGTCATTGCAGTACCTTTTGTATAAGTTCCTGGGGAACTATCATTTAGTACTGATGGATTTGCGCCAGCTTGTTCAGTCGTTGAGTACCCGCCTGTTGCCGATCCAGCAGCATTTCTGCCTGAAAAATCGGAATCAGCTTCGTCAAAGAATGATTCTGCGCCAGCTTGTGAAGTATATCTACTTCTCATAGCGAAAATAAGTCCTGTTGGACCTGTCATTGGTTGCACACCTGCGATATCGTATGCGATTAGATTAGGCATAGCTCTTCGTACTAAACTAATTAGGATTGGATCCCAATTTGCTACAGCACTACCTGTTGCGTTAGTTGGAGCTGCCTCAGCCAAGTAAGCAGAGTCTTCTTTAGAAGCTCTTTCTTGGTTTTCTAATATTACAGATGTAACGGCACGTCTATAAGCGTCCTTAATTTTTGGTAAATCAGGATGCTCTAGTACTGGCTGCCATTTCTTTTCATTTTGTTCAGATAAGTACATATGTTTCTATCTCCCTTAATATTTACTTAATAGACAATTTAATGTCTTTTGTTTTGCTTATAGCGGCGCTGTAAGCAGCCATAGCTTTTGATAAATCTTCGTTAGAAGATTCACCTGCCGCCACATCATCTAGTAACTCTTTTGTTTCAGTTTTCTTTCCAAAATAAGAATCTTTAACAGTTTCTAATTTCTTTGTATAGTCTGTAGCATTAGAGTATTCAATTTCTTCGGCAAGTTTAGCAAATTTTTCTTTTGATGTATCAGCAAGGTCTTCGGAAACTTTAGATTTAATTTCATCTTTAGTTTTTGATCCAACTTCCTTGTTTAAATCAACATTTTTTTGAATTTGCTCATTGAGGTCTTTTTCCAATTTTTCAATTTTATCTGCTTGGTCTTCTAGCACATTATATTTTTCATCTGGAACATCAATGTAATGGTCTTCAAATAATTTTTTCAAACCATTAATAAAGTCTTCAGCAATTTCTCCCTTAATTCCTCGTTCAAGAGCGATTTCGTTTTCTTTCATCCACTCCTCAACAACATAAGAAAGGTAAGAATCAACTTTTTCAGTTAATTCAGCTTTTGCTTTAGCACTTTCTTGCTCAAACTTGTTAGTATAATCTGTTTCCATTTCTTCTTCAATTTCTTTTACTTTTGATTTAATTGCAGCTTCAAAAATGGTTGCAGCCTTCGTCTTAAATTCATCGGTTAAGTCTTTCTCTCCAGCGACAAGAGCATCAACGTGTTCTTTTACGTCAATCTCTTTTTTCTTTTCATCTTTCTTTTCATCATCTTCTATTCTTACCTCAGCACCGTCAGATTTTTCTTTCTTCTTATCACCGCTATTTTCTTTTTTCTCTTTGTCTTTTTTAGCGTCAATAGCTTTCTGTAGAGCTGGTGGCAGTTCGCCTTCCTTAATTTCTTTACCGTCTTTAGTTTCTTTATTCTCCAATTTTGTATTATGTCCAGTCAATTTTGGCATACCGTCAGGTGCGCCTTGTGATTTTTGTGGAGCTTGTCCAGAAACTTTTTTAATTTTTTTAGTTGCGTCAGGATTGCTGTCTGTAGGTTTAACTACTGCTTTGCCTAAATCTTCATATGGCGCTTTACCTGCAATATGAGAAGGTTCAGCCGCAACAGCATTCTTTTTAGGAGCATCCGCTTGTGGATTAGGTGAATTCGCCTCTTCCACTGCTTTAGCTTCCAACGCTTCTAATTTTTTATTATCGGCCATATAAGAAATCTCCTTATTTAAAATAAACGTTTATTTTATTATTTCTCTCGTTGTTAATAGATATTTATACAATTACAGTTTTTCAATGAATTTTTTAAAAACTTCCGCTTGAGCTTCTGCTAAACGTATTCTTTTTGCTTCATTTATATACTGTTTCCACTCTTCAATATCTCTCTCTTTAATAATTCCATTGTCCCATACCCAATCTTTACCTTCCATAATGCCTTCTACGAAAGCATCTGGAGCACTAGGGTCTGCTACAATGTCAGCAGCAGTTGCGAGGTAGAAATCTCTTCCTACTTCATTAACACCACTTCTACGTACTAACGAACCCATACCTCTTGAAGACACTCCTAGTTGAGCACCTTCATTGATAAGATTTTTTACTATCTTACCGTATGGTGTATCCATTATTTTTGCTTCACCAACAAAATTCTGTCCATCTGGATGTAAGTCTGTAATCATATGACTTACTCTTTCAAGATTTACAACAGGTCCATCAGGATGTCCTAACTCGCCAAAAGCACGTCTTTTATTGATAAATTCTCTATTGTATCTTGCTACTTCTTTTTCTAATATCTCTTTAGGATAGACTCGCCCATTCCTATTTTTGATATCAGATTGTAAAAAGATACCTCTAATTTTAAAATTCTTTTTGCCATCAATTTCTTCTATTAGAAATTCTGATTGTACGGCTTGTTCTGTAATTAATTTCATTTTCTCTCTCTTACTATTTATAAGATTTCTTATCTAAATTCAACGATTAATGAGTAGTTATCACCATTAGCAAAGTTCTTTGTACTTAACAATACATCACCTGTAGGTGTAGTAGCATTGTTTGTAAAACTGTTTCCATCAGTTCTAAAATCCATAAATCCTTGTCCTGATAAGAATAAAGCAGTAGCATTTGTAGCGCCGTCCCATACTAATTCTACTCCTGATTTATTATCAGACGCATTAATAGAATAATAAACTCTTGCTATAGCTCTAGCACCATCTTCGGACATAAAAGTTGTTTCTGAAGCGTCAATTTTTTTGACCAATACCTCTCCAGAACCATCTGATATGTTAGTCAATTTAATTACATACTTTACACCAGACGTATCTGCTATTGTTTGTATTGTTACTGTATCTGCCATTTTAATTAAATCCTGATTCTTTCCGACACTCTAATACTAAATTAAATTTTGTTACATTAGCGTCTGATTTTACAAATATATCTCCTTCTTTATCTGTAGTTTCTGTTTCAATTTTTTCTTCATCTTTTTTAAGTCCATAATTACCACGTCCTTTTAATTCTAAAATTTCTCTCTTATCAAATAATAATGTAACCTTGCCTGTGCCTAATATTTCGTGGTGTACATTTACAACCGATACTCTCGGTTCACTTGTAGAGTCAATTAATTTTGTTACATCAAGTGCTGATTGACTATCTTCATTTATACTTCCAGTTACCGTACTAATAACTTTTGTTTTATTGTCAACTAAATTTGTTGCTATAACAGTCATTAAAATCCTACGTGTGTAGCGTCATAAAAATCTTTAGATAATTCACCACGTTCTACAGTTGTACCTTTCTTTCTACATCTAGCATAAACTTTATTTACTTGACCAGTTCCAGGAGTTGTAAAAGTTCTTATACCACCTGAATATACTCCAGGTGCGTCTGCATATGTATTAGCTGCCGTAGCAGTATTTTCATATTCCCAAATATTATTTGAACCTGTTACATCTACCCAAGCCATTTATTATTCTCCTAATTGTTCTTCTACTTCTTTGTCAAAATATTGATATAGTTCTTCTTTATTTATTTTACTATGCTCAGCAACTTTCTCTACTGAATTTTCAAACACTTTTATAATATCTCCTGTTTGTGTTTCAATTAATTTAAACGTATCCTGTACCGCCAACTTTAGTTTAGGCGATAACTCACCATAACTTTTTGAGTTGATATATCTACTCTCTTCAACTACCTTACTTGTAAACAGTCTTTCTACTATATTCATTATACACCTGCGGTTGGTGGATTTTCGTGTCCTGGCGCTACTTCAATCTCTGGTTTTTCAGGTTGTTGTGCTGTCGGTTCTGGTTCTTTTGGTTCAAATGCTATTTCTTTTCCATCTACATCCATAATTTTATCCGTTCTAGCATCTGCCGCTGTTACCGCAGGTTTAGGGTCACTAAATTTTTCAGGTTCAATTCCTTTAAAAATTTTACCTGCAACATCAACTCTTTGTTTATCCAACGCATTTGCCACCTTATCCCTTAAAGCATCCTTAAATGCTTCTCCAGCTTCTGCATTTCTTCCTTGTTGCAGTTTGCCTATAAACTCCGCTGTTTTAGTAGGTATACCTTGTTCATTATCTGCCATTATTATTCTCCTTCTATTGTATCTTTACTAGATTGATATTGTTGCATTGGGTCAGCAATAACACCAGTCTTAACTTCTTTTTTAATTTGATTATTAATATCTTCTATTTCTCTTTCACTTTGTCGTAAAATTTTCTTACGAACATACTCTACTGAAAAATATTTACCCACATAATCTCTCATTGAATCTGCAAGTCTTAATCGTTCTAACAACATTTCAGAATCTTTTAGTTCAGCAAAATGTCCATCTTGCAAAAAATCATATTGGAGAACATCCCTTATGATTAACCAATCTTCGTCTGTGATTACAGCTTTTAAAACTAATTGTGTTCTTAAAATATCATTAAAAATTTCTGTAAATTTCTTTCTTAATCTTTGTACGAATTTTGTAAATTTAAGTTCGTCCCTAGTTATTTCTGTAGAACGTCCTAAATTAAAACCACTTGAAGCTTCCATTCTACTAGAAGGAACATTTAAAGAACGATATAATTTACTTCTAAAGTATTCTATATCTCCCATTTCACCAAGATTTTGTCCACCTGGTAAAGTAGTTATATCAGTTCCTCTTCCACCTTCTCTACTTGGTAACCAAAAGTCTTCAAGCATAGACATATAATTTCTATCATCCCTAATCTCTCCTGTATTTGCGTCATAAACAAGTTTATTTCTATATCTTGCCATTACATCACGGAGATATTGTTCTGCTTTTACTTTCGGTAAATTACCAACATCAATCTTAAAAATTCTTCTTTCTGGTGCTCTTGCAATTCTGTATATTACACTTGCGTCCTCAATCATACGTAATTGATTAACAGGTTTAATTGCCTTATGTAAATAAGACAAGACCATATTTTTATTTTGGTCTATTAATCCTGATGGACAAAATGCTATTGCGTCAACAGCAATTTTTATACCACCAGATGTTGTATTTGTAACACCCTTTTCATTAAATATAAAGTATTCTTTAACATCATCAATAATATTTAAACCATAAGGAACAGGTCCATCTGGTCTTCTCTTTCTTATTTCTCTAATCTTTTTAATTTTTCGTGGGTCAATATA